AATATTACTGTATTGCAAAATCCGCGAGCAGAAGCTGATGATATGATTGCAATCTTCATCGAAGCGCACCCAAACGACAAGCATGTTCTTATCAGCTCTGACTCTGACTTCTATCAACTGTTGCGTCACCCAAATCTCACTATTTACGACCCTGTTAAAGATATAAAGATAACACGGGATGGTATCCGTAATGACAAGGATGAACTACTTGCGTTTACTGTAGATAGCACCGCTAAAATTAAAGTAGGGAAGCCCGATTCTCACTTTGTTGTACCGGCAGATTGGTATGAATATGCACTGTTCCTTAAATGTGTTCGCGGCGATAAAACTGATAATATCTTTAGTGCATACCCCGGCGTTCGTGAGAAGGGTACTAAGACCACAGTAGGTATTCGTGAAGCCTACGATGATAAAGGTAAAGGGTATTCGTGGAATAACTTTATGTTACAAAAATGGGTCGACCATAATCAAGTAGAGCAGCGCGTTAAAGAAAATTACGAAATGAACAAGCTACTTATTGATTTGTCCGAAATCCCGGATGATGTTAAAACAGAGTGCCTCAGTGTTATTGCAGAAGCAACCGGTCGTAAGAATGTACCCGCTGTAGACATAGGTGTAAGATTTATGAAGTTTTGTGGCCGCTGGGCACTAAATAAAATAGGTAATAACTCAAGTCAGTTTATGCCTATGTTAAAATCTAAATACGAGAATACATAATGTCTAAGATGCAAAAAAGTATCGACGAATATGAAGCAAACGGTGGCTGGAGCTCACACTTCTTTGCAGAAAATGCAATAAAACTAATGAATGAGTTACCACTGTTAGGTGTTGAGGTAGTTATAGGGCGTACTGTTATTCATCTTAACAAAGGTGGTAAGAAGCTTAAAGCATATGTACACCACAACGGCCGAACACGCGAATATGCAACAATAACAGACAGAACCGGTGCGGAACTATTAACAGTGCATTATACAGATTTTGAAAAACTATCAGCATTTATAAAGGAACAACTATGTCATTCAAACTAAAGCCCATTACAGAAAAGAGCTGGTTGGTATTAAGCGATACAGAGGATAATCGTGTCGGGTTACTTACGGAAATTAGGGATCAGTATGTTTTGATGGTTGCAGGTGCAAAACAGCAATTTCTAAATCGCAAGGAAGTAAATAAATTTTTTAACGAAGATGTATTTACAAACATGGCAGAGCCAGTTGTTGAGGATACAGTCAAAAAGGATTATTTTATAAACGGTTATCCAGTTGACTTTGATAATCCAAGCGAGGTATTAGTTAAAGGAAATAAGCTACCACTCTTCAGCAAAAAAGCGACTAGCGATGTGTATTATAGTGCAGGTTATTATTGCCTAAACTTTCCTAAAAACTGGATGCCCGCTTATTGCCCTAAGCTATCCACATTAGAAACATACGAATATGCTGGCCCGTTTAAGACAGAATTAGAAATGCGTTTACATCTCACAAAAGCAAGAAAAGAGAAGAACACAAACAAATGAGTGAGATAGCTAAGTTACGACAGCGCCTGCAGAATGTAAATAAAAATGTTACAGAATATAGGATGACTGTAGTAGAAGCTAGGGCACTTATTGCAGAGATAGACATATTATTAAAGCCAAAAATAGAACCCGCTAAAGAGGCTATAACGGCACCCACCACAATAATAAGAATAATGGATGGTGGGACATTGTAAGGGACCTTCGGGTCCCTTTTTTATTTAGGTGTTACACTAACACGTAGTTTCGGATTTTTATTATATATAGAATTTGCTGACTTCATTGCAGCCTGCTCAGTAGGAAAACCCTTCCATTGTTTTCCATTAATACTTACGAAATAGTTCTCTTCCGTCTTAGGCAGAGTTGGCGAAAATGGTTGATTATATGTGCCATCTATATAGGCATTCTTAACTCTGCCTTCTGTTATTTCTGTTATATTCATAGTGTTAGTATTTATCTCGATCCAATAAATGCATGTATTTGATAAATATACATATACTTATTGGAGAACAAGTAATATGGCACGTCCGAAACCTACGATAATTTTAGAACATGTAAATCCTAAAAACTATAAGGCTGAACAAGTATTAGATGCGGAATCCATTTATGCTGTGTTTTATCAGGGTAAGCCTATCAACTTGCGCACATTAAGCCATTTAGTTTCTTATCCGGGGCCTAAATATAAAAAGGTTAGTTTCTCCAACTCGGGCCATGCATTCAACCTTGCAGAGCGATTAAACAAAATATTCAAGACAACAGATTTTGCTGTATATAAGTTAGATCAAGGTACACTTTGCACAGAAGCCGACGATTGACACATTAAGCAGTAACTCGTATACTGTAACTTATTATTAAGGAGCAGTATGGGTTGCTGGAACAAAACTTGTGGATTATCTAATCTACACATTATCGCAGGCACTGATGTTTATGTGTTTGTATTAGAAGAAACTACTGACAAATCTGATCGCTGTTATTCTACTGCATTCTGGCGCCCACTCCTTCTCCCATTTACAAGCAAATATAACGACTACGGTGGCGGCGAAGAATCTGGCGGCCCTGGTTTCCAGTATATCATGGATAGCATTGCAAAAGAACTGACTGAAATGGAAGTCGGTGATAATGAATACCATGACATCGCCGTAAAGAAAGAAGGATTCGGCGAAGAGCAGTTCTTTGAATCTGTTCATGAACATCGCTTGTTTAAGAAGTCATACTACGGCGACAAGCAGGTAATCGACTTTGTTATGATGCGCAAGGACATCGTTGATTACATCCTGGAAAACCGAGTCATTGAACAATATGTGGGCGAAGGTAAAGGAACCACTGGATACAGCAATAGCTATATCTCCTACAAGTTTGAAGATATTCTAAAAGATCTTCCAGAATTTATGGATAAGATTGACAGCGTATCGGACCAGGAGGCTGCAAGCAAAAATCCCGATCTAGCAGAAGCACTAATGGAACTAAGGTGTGCACGCGGGCTTGGCATATTTGGATACAAACATCCCAACAAAGTCAGTAAATGGCTCAGCGGTGACGGATATCGTTATAGTTCCATTATTAGAGAGCAGGATGTACTCCTATCTTTGTTAAAAGATGGTAAGCGTGCCGAAGCTGAGTTGCTGGTAATTGATCTGCTGAAGGGGCACTATATTGATGCCTACATGGAAGCTACACGTAAGAATTGGGCGCCCGGTGGGCACGAAGGTAGCCAAAGTCAGGAAACCGATGAATATCGTTTATTGATTAAAGCAGTGACCAATGTATTGGATGTCGAGAAGGCAGAGTGGGATGCCGAGAACGACGAAGGTTAAAGTGTGAAGCATTCGGGATATGCTTTCCCGAATCGTCTCATAATGATTCCGGCAACTGCATTGGCTTGATTTTCTGTATCACTGCCGTCGGTGCCGTCCATCTCATGCCCCTCTGTGCGCTGTTTCCAATGTGTAAGCTCGTGTGCTAATGTTCGCATAACATCCATCGGATGACGGCCCATTGTTACCACCTGCAAACCGCCATCTGTAAACACACCAAATGACGACCCCTCAACAGTTGGTCTATCTGACACAAACTCGATTGGTGGTAGTTCGTCTATTTCTAATTCCTGCTTGCACATCTTGAAGAAGTTGTCAAGCATTCCTTCTAATAATATTTCTGATGGTTTCATATAGCTATTTATCACAGAATGGCTATTGCACTTTATTATATTTTACTGTATAATAAATAGTATATGGAGTCCTTAAAAATTGCAATATTCAGCGAAGTAAGGAAGCATCACGAAAAGTCTGCTACCTTATCCGATGATGAACTAAATAATCTCATATTCCATAATGTATCCGGGCTTAGACTTACTTTCCCCGGATTCTTGATACTGAAAAATATATTTACTGTATATAGTTTTGAGATGTCAGAGTCGCTAAAGGCGCGTCACCACATAGGTATGTCTAAAATGGAATATCCATTTTATATTACTTCAAAACGCCTAATATTGTTCTCTGAAATGGATGCGATGATGATTAAGCTACACGGTGGCATAGAAGGATTTTTAGAAACTTGCTTTAACATAGATAGATAGTATGGCTGAAAATATCGATGAGCTTGATAGGCTATACGAGGCCTTGACAATCGAAGGAAGACTAGTTTCTGCAAATTGCCCTGGTTATTATTGCCGAGGGAGTATGCGTGGCGGGTGGTACGGATGGTCTACTAACAGACAGGATATGGAGTACATAAATGCAGAGGGAAAGCGTCATCGCATCTACGGCCCTGCATATATTAGCTATAATTACAAGATAGAAGAGTGGTACAAGGATGGCGAGTTACATCGCACTGGTGGCCCCGCAAGAACACATAAGGATAGTTGCTGGTACTACGAAGAGGGCAAACTTCACAGACTAGATGGTCCGGCTGTTGATGCTAAAGGTCATCCAAAAGAATACTGGATCGGTGGACAACAGTGGTCACCGAAGAACTACAAGAAAGAAATAGAACGCAGAAAAAGAAAAGGGCTTATAAAGTGATAACCGAGGAAATGACTTGCATGGCTCTACAGTATTATGCTGAGAACACGCCACTTGGTTATACATATTTTCGTGATAAGCCAACGACAATATACTCGGGCCGAATACTTGACTATGGAAGCTTAGTTGCAATATACGACATAAACGGTAATAGGTGT